CTATGCACTCTACCATCTGCAAAATAATGTTTAACACCCTTTGCCATTACGCTTTCCTGTGCCTAGCCGTCTTCTTTGCAATCTTCTTGGGCTGCTTTACGAACTGCTTCCCGGCAGCAGTCCCCCGGCGCTTTGCTCGCGTGGTCGCTGCATACTCCTGCGGAGACAGAGACTTGATGGCGCTTTCCGGTAGATACCGTTCGCCTGTTTTCCCCGATGGTTTCCCTGATTTTGTGCGCCATTTCTGTTTCGTCCAATTCTTAAGAGATTGCTGGGGCTTCTTTAACCCACCTGATTTATAATACCTACGCATCAGGACTTATAACCGCCACCAGACTTTTTATACTGTTGGGCCAGCATCTGCGCTTTACGAGCACTCCACTGGCCCGGATTACCACCTTTACCACCGGCTTTAATACGCTCAAAAAGCCGTTTACGCATACCGGGTTTTGTGTAGTTACCCGCCTCGTTTACACGACTCTTTGACTTCTTAGACGATACACCACCACCAGTGCTGTACATCTTGTAACCACAACTATCTTTCCGGTAGTACTTACGCATTACGCACCTTTCATCTTCACCATTTTGGCCTTACGGACACCTTGGCGAGCTACGCCACAACCACGGACTTTACCGCCCTTGTTGTACTTTTTAGCCTTAGCCTTACCACCCTTCTTGTAGCCCTTAATCTCTTTCCGCGCCCGCATAGCACCGGTATCAAAATCGCTATCAATACCAATAGCGCTTGCACCCGCACGTATAGCATCGCCTATTTCGTCCGTGGCCCGGTCGGCAAAACGATTAAAGCGACCCTCAAGGCCGGGCTTCTGGTTGTTAGCCACTTCCCTAGCCATCCGGTTAGAGGCACGCTCATAACCCATTTGTTCACGTCGAGCACGCTGTTGGGCTTCCCTCTTCTCGCGATTTTGCTGTGCCCGTGCTTGCGCTGCTTTGCGACGCGCCTTTGCTGCCGCCTTCTTTTCATCCTGCGATTTACGGAAGTTAGCTTTATTCTGATTCCGCTGCTGCTGCCGCTGTTTTGCCTGCTCAGCTTTCTCAGCCGCCGTCATTTTCATACGATATGCCATAATTAAGCTCCTTTCATTTTAACCATTTTGGCCGGACGCACACCACGTTTAGCCACACCACAACCACGGACCTTACCGCCGTATTTGTACCCTTTAATCTTGCCGCCACCCATCTTCTTGGCGGGCTTGTTCTTTTTCCCCGGAATTTTGCCTACTTCGCGGCCATCTTCCGGTAGACTACTGCTAGGGATACCCGCCTTGATCTCGGCTGCGCGGTCTCTAGGCCCGCGAGTAATCTCGTCACCCTCAACACCACCGGTGCCACCAAGAATTTCTTCCCGGCGACGCTTAATATTTCTACTGCGGCGTACTTTCTTAACATTATCGGGAGTTAACAGACCAAACCCCGGATCGCCTTCGACCTTATCGCCTTTGGAGTAGCGCTTCATCATGCCACCACCCATGTAATTCTTGGACTTCTTCATAAACTCTTCTCCAACAGATTGAGGTACGCTAACCTTGTTAGCGAACTGCGGGTTGTTAGCCACCGCAGTCATAAACCGCTTTTGTTTCTGTGACTTAGCGGGCATCAGCAGTTCCATTTCCGTAGACTTTTGTTAATACGGCTGTTTGGATCGTTCGCTGTTTTTGCGCTGGTGTTGCGCTTTTTCATACCCTTCATGCGTGCACAGAAAGACTTGCGACGATTAGCTGCCTTAGAACCCTTCTTAAGTTTGCTTGGCTTAGTTGTGACGGCAGTTTGTAGTTTACTACCGGGATTCTGCCTCCGATAGCTGGCAACACCTTTCTTGTTAAGACCGCCAGAGGGGTCTTTACCTTCTTTGCGTTGCCAAGCGGGGGATTTAACTCCCCCGCCTCGCTTGTAATACCGCCGCATGGTTACTAACCAAACTTCTTACGAAGATACATAATGACGGTGTAGGTATCAGCCGATGATGCGCCAACAGTCGTAAAGTTGATATCACCAGTTTTACCTGAACCAGCATTATTGGTAAGACCACCAAATATAGTGTAGTCGTGATTACCACTTTGGTTCTCACCAAGCTCTATACAAAAGGCGTCTGACGTAGCGTCCCAGAGAATCTGGACTTTCATGCCAATACACTGCCACCAAATACGCTCAATATCGACGCCGGAGCAGGCAAGGCCATTCTGGTCAGATTCTAGGGCGCTAACATCCACCTTTGTAACTGCTGATTCTCCAGTACCATCCGAAACATTGGTGAACTTAAGCACCGCATGGACTGGACCGTCGATCAGGGTTTGGGAGGTTACTGCGTCAGCCATGACCTATACCCCCGTTATGCTGCGTATCCGTAGAGAGTGATCTCTATTTTACCCGCATCATATGTTCCTGCCGTAGCCGTACCACAAACAAGGTACAGATATTGGTCAGCGGAAGGGAAAGCAGTGAAAATGTCTACACTACCAAGTGTAAGATCGCCCGAGTCTACAAGCTGGGTCTCGGTCAGATCACTAATCGCGGTGTCCTCAACGCCAGTGCCTTCATCGGCAGCATAGACATCAATGTCCGGGTCACCCGTGGTGGGCGCTTCGAAACATTTAATCTCGCCAGCGAACACCGTGCCATTAACAGCCGCTGTAATCTGAGCGATATACGCCGCGCCTGCACCGTCAACACCAATAATGTCTCCTGCGGTGCCGCCACAGTTCAGCCCCGTGATATCCATCAGAATTTTAGTGACAATCAGGTCACCGTCTTGGGATACGGACGTTTTGTGGATGGTCCCCGTGCCGTTCGAAATACCCGCACCGGGCGACATGTTTGTAGGAGCGCTACCTGTTCCAGATGTTTTGGTTACGGTGACAACGCCCGTAGTGGCGTTTTTGCTTACGGTTTGAAAGCCGTTTTCAGAACGTACCGGTCCTGAGAAAGTCGTATTAGCCATATGTATCTCCTGTCTCGGCTAGTGTCAGCCACACAATGCGGCTGTCAGGAATAAGTTACTATACAAAATAAAAAGGGGGGCATCAAGTGCCCCCCTTAATAAGACGACGTAAGTTATTACGCCCCCGGTGAACCAAAAATCCCAAGGGGATCGGAAACACCAAACGAGTAACGCTCACGAGCCTTATAGCGGCTGTTGCCCGTATCGAAGTCAGCATCCATAGATGTCTGCATCGGGGTACGAACAAAGTGCTTCAGGCCGTTCGGAACGTCGGTCATAAGGAACCAAGCATCCGTATCCGTCAGGTAGTGGTTAACCGTGTAGCCCTCGGGGACCGAACCATTGTTACGCAGTGCGTTAATGTCGTTATCCGCCGTGCCCACGCGACCTTCCGTATCCAGAAGACGTGTAGCAACGAACATAAGGTTCGGAGGAACCACCAGTTTACGCGGTTTGGCCGCAATAAGGAGACCACGCTCGTCCGTCCAACCAGCAATCTGGATGACCGCTGCCTCAAGAGAAGTCTCATTAAGGTCAGCCGCCGTCGCAGGCGTGTTGGAGTTACTACCACCCGAAACAAGTGGGTGGTCCGTAGCGCAGAGAACCTTGCCGTCACCATAGGTAACGCCAGAGCCGGTGAACGCGTTGTTCAGAACCGACGCAGCCTTAACCTGCTTGGTGTAAGCCATAGCGCGGGCGAGAGCCTTCGTATAACGAGACGACAAAGAGTCGTACAGGTTATCTTCGATAGCTTCTTCAGTAACGGAGAAGCCCATCGCGATGGTCTCGTGCGTGTACCGAGCAGTCCACGACTCCTGTGCGTTGTCATATTCGATGGCAGAGCCTTCGTCCTTGACAGGCGCGGCGGAGAAGCCGGACAGCTTGGTTTCTTCTTCAAAGGAACGATCCGAGCTTTCGCTTTCGAAAATTTCCTTATGCTCCTCACCGTACTTGGCGTACTCAAGGCCAAACAGAGCGTTTAGGCCGGGGAGGAGTTCTTTCAGTAATTGGGCGCGTGAAATAGCCATTTTACATCACTCCTTATACGCCAGTGGTGTTACGGAACTGATGGCCCGCGTTCCACTTAACGAGTGCCTCAGTATAACCGCCGGACGAGTTC